GTAGGTCGCTAATGTCACGCCCTTGTTCGTAGGTCCTCCCTTGTCGGCCTTATTATTAACATAGCCGGTACGAGTGGGAGATTGGTTCGTATGGCACGACAGCACTCAAATGGATATAACACAATATAATATAGATGGAAAGTTGGAAAGAATTAGCGGCATTTGTGCTGGAGCGCGAGGGCGGCTATGTTAATAATAAGGCCGACAAGGGAGGACCTACGAACAAGGGCGTGACATTAGCGACCTACCGAAGTGTGTATGGACAGCACAAGACGGTTGAGGACTTGAAACGCATTACTGATGCGGAGTGGGAGTACATTTTTAAGAAATTCTACTGGTACAAGTGCAAGGCTGACTACATACAGGACAAGAGTGTGGCCTTTATTCTTGTGGACTGGGCCTATAACAGCGGAGTCAAGACGGCCGTAACGCACTTGCAGCGGATAGTTAAGACTACTGCCGACGGCATCATGGGCAAGCAGACCTTGCAGGCGGTAAATACGCGTAGTCCGCTGCCATTGTTCGGGGCGTTGAAGCAGGACAGAATAGCTTTTTACAAGGCAAGAGCTGCCAAGAATCCGAGTCAGAAGGTGTTCTTGAAGGGGTGGCTAAATCGGGTGAGCCATTTCGCGTATGGCAAGTTCGTTTGAACAAAAACGAAACTGCCACACGAAAAAACTCGTGCGGCAGTTAAGTGCTTCTTTTAGGATGTGCCCTTTTTATATATTAATTAAACACTGCAAAGATAACAAATATAATCAAGAATATGCGTAGAATTAGTGGTTTTTTAATCGTAATTATCTGTGCAGTTGTCTTGCACAGCAGTTGCGCGCGCAAGGTGGTGCAGAGCATGGAGCGCACGCACGACGCGCTGATAGTGTATAAGACCGACAGTGTGATGGTGCGCGATACGATTGTGACAGTTTCCAATTTGGAAACAGTGGACAGCGTGGCGGAGCGCATGACTACCTATGTGGTGGTGGACACAGCTGGCAAGGTGCTGACGAAGTATGTGTATCGCGACAGAAGCGTATACCACAACAAGGACGCTCTTAGTGCGAGCAGTCATGTGTCATGCCGCGCACACCGCACAAACAGCACAAGCCACAAGGCTACGGTGCGTGATGCGGTGACAAGGGTTGAGAAGCCTCCTGCAAGGTGGAAGCTTCGGGCCGTTGGCGGTCTGATTATCATAGTAATATGCGTGTTGTTATATTACAACATATATAGTAAGTATAAGTGATTTTGTTGGGTTGTTTGTTTGGCAAGCATGGGCGCATGGTGATGTGTTCCGTGCTTGCCTTTGTGCTTATTTATTTACAACGAAATTACTTATGAACAATGGAACAATTACAACAGATTTTTGATTGTGCAGTTGAAGCCGTGATGCAAGCCAGCGGCCTTGACTTTGATGCGCTTGCTAATTGTCGCTCGGAGCGGTGTGTGGTGGCGCGCGTGGTGCTTGTGGACGTGCTGATGGAGCTTGGTATGAGCGAAGGGGATATTGCATTCCTAAGCGGCATGAGTCAGCAGAGAGTTAACTCGCTTAAGAATAGTGCGAGGTACAGGCTAAAGGGACTGGCTGCACGGGTGATGAGGGAGGAGGTGAGGAAATCCGTTTCCTTGCCAATATGAGTAAAGGCCACCTGGATTTGGTGGCCTTTTGCTTATGATTGGTTAATTGGTTGATAGTGTTGTATGTAATCCTTAAATCTGATTGCTTGACTTTTTAAGATGTTGGAAAAAGACAATGTTTCTCGCAGTTTGTCAAGCCCATAGTTGTCAATAAAACGTCCGACACAAGGGTTGAGCAGTAAAGATGGTATTGCTTCAACATCACTCATGTCTAATTTGACAGGCTCTCCTTGTTGTATTTTATCTATCATGATACAATACAACTCTTCTCCTGCTTTTCTGTAATCCTTTGTTCTCGCAAGGATTGTTGATACTTTAATTGTACACATAATATCAAAAATCAAAGTCGGTTAATATATCTTCTTCTTCTAAATTTTGAGTATCAATGTCGAAATCAATAAGTGTTCCCGTAAAATTGAAGTCGGTTTGTGAGATATGCTGCATTCCGTCTATTTTTACGAGGCAAGCTCCCTTGCTAAATAGTCTTACATTATCTGAGTTTGTTAAGATATTGTCTAAGCCAAACCCTCTGTTGTTCTGTTGCGATTGAACAGTAAAGTTCTTCTTGATTGCAATTTCAAGTGCTTCTTTGTCATTCGTTTCGTTTCCAAGAAATGCCCTTACAGAAGAAGGTATAGATATTCCGAAGTCACATATTGCTACATTTATCTTACCATTTTTCTGATTGTAATATATAACACTAAAAGCATTGCCATTTGCTTGTGCATGGTCAAACACATTGTTATAGGCTTCAGCAAGGCACGTTGATATAGGCGTGTAGTCTTTATCCTTGCCTATTGTGTTCTTAAAGTATTTAGTTACTTCACTCGCAAATATGTCTTTTTCGTCATCTTTTATTTTCCATAAACTAAAGATGTCTTTTTCAGTGCTTAATGCGTGTCTAAAACCTAATCTCCAATAGGTTGAGAAACCGCAAGTGTCGCAAACATACTGACACACATCTTTATTATCCCGAGAGATACTAACTGGGAAATTCTTGTCTACGAAGAATTGTACCAAACAAGCAAGCGAAGCTAAATGGAAAGGTTTAAGCTCGTGTGGAAGTATTTCGCTGGAGAAATCTATAACTACCTCTTCTCCAGAAGTGCTGTTACAATGCAAATTCACAAACGAAGCAATATTACGAACCCACCTAACTTTGTCCGCTTTGTCGAATAAGATATGAATCATGTTGCAAAGGTACAACTGCAAGTTACATTTTCCAAATAAATTAACAATTATTGGTGCAGAGTTGGGCACAAGCAACTCACAAGCAACAAACAAAACTCACAAGCAACTCACAAGCAACTTGTCATCACCTTTGCGCTATCGGGGGATATTCCCCGACCGACTTAATACATTCATAATTATGGACAATGTAGAGAAAGTAATCTGTTGCGACAGAGGTAATGATGCGCTCGCTTATGCAGCAATGGCGAACAACAAGGGCAATGACCCTATGGCACTGGCTGCTATGATGAACGGCGGCCTTGGAGGTGCCAATCAGTGGTTGAACAATCCGTTTTTGTACCTTATTTTTCTTGCCATGTTCGGTGGCAATGGCTTCGGGTTTGGCAACAACCGCAATGGTCTGCAAGATGCCGAGATACAGAGCCAAATCCAATCTTTGCGCTCGCAGATGGCGGACAACCACAACTCCGACCTGTTAATGCAAGCTATCAAGGGCAATAACGATGCATTGACTACATTGGGCGCAAACCTTAATTGCGACTTCAACCAGTTGCAGCAAGGCGTGTGTGCAGTTCGTTCCGCTATTGACAACGTAAGCGGCAAGGTAGGTTTCTCTGCCGAGCGCGTAATCAACGCAGCGGAGAAAGGTGATGCGGCAGTTATCCAGGCAATACAAAATTGCTGCTGCAACACACAAAACAACATCACCAAGATGGGCTATGAGAACCAGCTCGCAATACAAGGACAGACCAACTCCTTGCAGCAGAGCCTCAACTTTGTCAACTCATCGGTGGAGCGCGGATTCAGCTCTGTTGGCTATCAGATGTCGCAGGACAAGTGCGATGTTATTCGTGCAGGACAGGACAACACGCAGCGCATAATTGATGCCTTGAACAACCATTGGTATGCTGACATTGACCGCAAGTATCAAGACGCGAGATTGGAGCTGTCGCAGCAGAACCAGACTGCCGCACTGATTGCAGCTCTTGGCAAGACTACCGCCACGGCATGAAGAGGAGGTGTTTCCAAAACGGAAATAACCACTGATGACCATTCTATTGACGCCAACGAAAAGGTTGACAACAATACCTTTTTCGCGAGGTCTCGGAAGAGGTCGAAAGAGAAGTAATAACAAGCACGTGGGGAGGTGATTGCCCCACGTGCTACTAACGATTGAAATCATGCTATTCAAAGACGTAAAAATAGGCTACCCGATTTACTTTCTTGACAAGGAGGGCGCAAGATATTACCAAGGCAAAGCCGTGAGTGTTGCAGTTCCGCGCTACGACAATAGCCAAGCTAAGGCTTTTGGCGCGCAGCCGACTGGTCTTGTGGTAGACATAACCATAGAGGCAGATGGTGCGACCAAGACCTACACAATTCCAGAGACTGCAACAATAACGTACGCAGGGCATCTTGTATTGTCAACAGACAATGAAGGAATACTAAGAGAGGTCGAAGCACTTAAGGCTGCAAGCGAGGAGGCATTGTCACAGGTTGAGCGACACAAGCAGATGGTTACAAATTGTAGTCAACTGATGGAGGAGCTTAATCCAGCCTTTGCCGAAAAGCGCGCGCAAGACAAGCGGATTGAGGGCATTGAAAACGAGGTGAAGAGCCTTGGGGCTGTCCTTCGTGATTTTATAAACGAGTTCAAAAAATGATGATTATGGGAAGATTATATATGGTGTTTTGCAAGGGTGGTGGCAAGTGCAAGCACTTCGACAAGGAGAGTGCAGAGAAGGCTGTCAGCCGCATATACTACACGACTAAGGACGGCACAGAGCATCACGGGCCGCACTGGAGCCTGGAGCAGGTGCTTGAAGCCACGAAAGGGTTGCAGTTTAAGCCTTGTGTGACGGATTACGACAAGTATGTAGCGTTTAACGCTGCTTATGCCGACTTGTGCAAGACGTTGACGCCAGACTTGATTATAGAGACAGGTCATGCGTTTTTCTTTGAAGATGAAGATGCGCCCTGCAATAAGATATGGATATACATGGAGAGTTTTGAGTAAAAAAAGCGTGACACATCGTCACGCTTTTTGCTCTAATATAATGCCGTTCAGATATAAATTTATAAATTTGTTGCGTCTGTTAGGCATAGCGATATGTCCATTGCCTTGTAGTGAGTCTTTATCACTACTTTTGGCTAAAAACATAATCCATCAATTTTTCATTTGCTTCGTTTATCAACGAGAAGTCCTTCTTTATGTATAGATTAGTGACTCTCATTCTCTCGTCGATATGGCATAGCATGTCATTGACTATATATAATGGTATGCGTACATCATTTGCTGCAATAGTTGCCATAGAATGCCTGGCAGAGTAAAATTGCAATTTCTCAATTCCGAGAGCATTGCCAATTATCTTCAATCCCTTGTTTAATGCAACGTTGAAATTGCTTGGCGTGCTGTATCTTTCGGAGAAATTAAACATAGTACCGGCATTCCCTTTTGACACGTATTTTTTCATTAGTGGCTTTATGTTCTCTGGTACAATTATTTCCATTAGCGCATTGTCGCTCCTTCGGTCGCGTGTTTTCGTCCTATTATACCTTATCCGTTGTCCATCATAATCCGTCACGCTGTATAGGTCTACTGCATTCATGCCCATCAAACAGAATGATATGATAAAGCAGTCCCTTGCGATTATTTCTCTTTCAGATTTTCCAGTATAATTGTAAATGGCTCTTATCTGTTCAACAGTCAAGGCCCTCTTTTCTGCTACGTTCTGTTTTTTCGGTTTATAGCTATGAAGTGTTTTCTTTATTTTAATGTCATCGTTGTCGTAATCATTGTAGAACTCTCGCGCATCTTGGAAAATCTTCATGATGGAAGATGTGTATAGTGACATTGCACGTGGCTTATCGGAGAGTGACCGCTCCCACTCTCGCATCATCTGTTCGCTAAACTCACTGCAATATATAACTCGTCTACCGAAGAACTTGCATAGTGCATTTATTGCGGATTTGTAGTTGCGTATGCCTTTTAGGTCATTGTGTTCGTTTACCCATCTCTCGGCATACTTGATGAAGTTTATACTTTCTCCTTCATCTTTTTGTTTGAGTTTTTCCACAATCGTGTCAAAGGGTACATCATTCACTTCAAGATACAACCCTTCAATCTTTTTCCGTAGTTTGCTGATAATGTCATTACCACGTTCGAGTACGTTGTTGTTCTTTATTTTGAGGGAAGAGGTCAAATCTTTTTTACCTACAATCATAGTTGTCGGTAAATAGACGGTCTTTCGATTGTGTGAGAACCGGATAAAAACGACATACGTTTTATCTTCTCTCTGTCTGTCCTTCCGGACCATTAGTTTGAATGTAGCCATATTGTCTGTTTGTTATGCCCGAAGGCAAAGTTAATAATGAATTGGAAAACATTTGGAAAACATTTGGAAAACATTTTCGTTTTACAATCATATTCCAAACGTCACTTGTAAGCAATCTATTTTCTTTGTCCAGATAGTTTAACCATGACTACACGTGTAGAAAACCATTGATAATCAACGAAAAACAGAGGATTGCTCGTAATGAACAATCCTCTGTTTGGTGGGGTGCTTAGTGGGAT